GGATCTCGTATTCCAGCTTCTCGCGGGTATGCGGCTTTTCGCCCTGGCGTGCCAGACGTGCGGCGACAAACCCCTTATATCCAGAACGGGTCAGGATATTCACACCGGTGCTGTAATCACGTTTCTGCGAGTTCAGCCACTTGATGCCGTCCCTGCGCGCCTCGATGTAGTTCTGTGTAATCTTTGACATTGTATGTACGTTGTTTTTTGATGATACGCAAAGCTATTGCGATTTTTGTTGCCGGAATAGGACAAAACAAAATGTCCGCCCCTGCGTGAGAGCGAGAGACGGACATGAACAACCAATCATGAACAAAAAAGTCTTATGGATCTTCTGATGCGGCTTTTACAGTCAGGATGTCCTCCGTGTCTCCCTCATACACACATTTGCGCGGTGCGGTAAAGGTGTAGTGGAGGGTGTTCTGGTTGCGGGCAGTGGAGCTTGCTCCGGTAGTGGCGCCGTCACCCGATGCACGGAGCGCACCGCGCCGCTTGTCACCCATTAGGTAGTTCGTGCCGTTGTTGTCGGTCACGATAAAGAACATCTTGCGCCCTTTGGTCGCATTCTCGAACCCGAATATCTTCTTCCGCATCTTGGCCGAAATGATATTCAGGTCCATCAGGAACGATTCCCCACCGCTTTCTCCCTGGTCGGTAATCTTGAATTCGGCCAGCTCGTCGGTGAAATCCATCTTGTATGCACGACAATTTTCCTTCATGACCAGGTCACCGACCAATGTGCCGGCTTCTTCAAGAGAAAGAGGGGATTCCTTCTTTTTCGGATAGTCCGGCCATGTGGCCACATCCGCATGATAACCGAAGATGACGGACGGTATGATACCGCCCATGTTGTCCTGGTTCTCGCAGTCCATTGCCTCGTTGATGTCATCAAGGGCAATACATAATTTAGGGTCTACTTCTGCCATAGTCGTAGGGTTTATACGGATTTAACAACATAGGTGCCCGTCACCTTCTCCACTTTGCCTGCAGCGGGCGTCTTCTTCTGCACGGCAGGAGTGGTGTATCCGGCAGCTTCCAGGAATTCGACGGTATATTCCTTTCCACCGGGAACTGCCACATATGTACCGGACTCACGCCAGGCTTCCTCGCCCTGGATGCGCCATTTACCGCCGTTGTTGACCGCTTCATCCGGTGTAATTGTCACTTCAATGTATCCGAACGGATTGGTCCCTTCCGGATCTACCGGACGGTCGTTGACGCAGAACTCGGACTTGTGCACAGACACGAACTGGAAGCCGATCACATACTTGCCCGCAGCGTCGAAGGTATAGGGGTTGCCGGACATGAACGGCTTGATGGACTTGAAGTCGCTCTCCTTGTCAAAGCCGTAGCATACGTTCTCCTTGGTGGTCAGCATGACGAACTGGCTGCCGTCGGGAAGGTTCGGAACGCGCACCAGCTCGCAACGGTTGTTGGAACCAAGCAGGTGCTGCGTGTCGGAAGTGTCCTCCTTGAGTCCGATGACAATGGTGCCTTCGTCCTTGCGCCAGTCATCGTACATGTCGCCCAGATCGTCGGAAATGAACATCTTGATGTTCTTCTTGCGCTTGAAAGTACGTGGCATGTGGCGCCACATTTCCAACAGCTTCTCCCCGATATCGGCACGGGACAGTTCACCGGTCGCATAAACGTTGCCCTCGGAACTGGAGATGTCCCCGACAGCTTCGCCTTCGGTGATAATGGTACCGATACCGTCGAAAGAGTCCTGAATGTCCGTCTTTTCTTCATCCGCACTGTATTTTGCCGTGAAAATGGCAAACAGCAGGTCATTGGATGCCAGTTCGTGCCCGTGGTTGATCAGCCACAGCTCGAACGGGTGTTCCTTGCGGAGTGTACCGGGAACCTCGGCGATGTAGGTACGTCGGTAGCGCTCAGGCTCGTCGGACATCTCCATTACAACGGGACGCACAACCAGACGTCGGGGAACAATCTTGCCCAGATACTTTCCGGCAGTGAACTTGCCGGTGTACTTGCCGGAGATGCTTCCGCCCTCCACCTTGCCCAGTTCAAGGGAGTCGGTAATGCCCGGTACCGGAGTGAAATGTCTCAACACCTCCGAGGCGTCGAGCTTGTCGACCGCCTTCAGGATGTCCTTGTGCTTTTTTACCGCGGTCAGAACGGCGGTAATGTCAATAGGTGCTTTAAAATCCATAATAGAATAGTTTAGGTGTTACTCATTCTCAAAACTGTTGATCGGGTCTGTGGCGATGTCCGCAAACTTGTTGTCTTCGTTCGCTTCCCGGTGGCTGTCGGTACCCGTTCCGGGTATCTTGGCGACAATGTCACGGATAACTTGTACCTTGGCCTTGTTGTCGGCGGCATTCTTGATGCTGTCACTCAGGCTGTCAAGGTCATTCACGACTGCCGTCAGACTGTTTTCGGCGGTCTCCTTGGCAGTGTTGGCGACAGCCAGGTCATTCTCCGCTTTGGCTTTCGCTTCGTTGGCGGTCTTGACGGCGTCATTGATGGCCTGCAGATTCTCTACGGTAAGCAACATCTTGCCGTCTTTTTCCTCAATGCCTTCGCTGTTGAGGATCTGGTTGATGAAAGTAAATTCTTTACGCATAACTGTATTTGAAGAATTAGAAATGTCAGTCTTGTTGCCGGTAGGGAACAGCCCTTTGATTCCGTCGATAATCTGGGAGACCAAGTTTTTGCCTTCCGGTTCCGGCTTCTCCTCCGAATCGATAGCCGGCAACGGTAGACCAAGCGCGGTGAAGCAGTCGGTCATTTCATTGGTCACCTGCGGCTTTTTATGGGTACCGGGAATGATCCTGTCTATGAATCCCCATTCCTTGGCTTCGGCGGCAGGCATCCAGCGTTCCTCTTCCATCAGGGTGATAATCTCCTTCAGGCTTTTGCCGCTACGGTTGATGTACTTCTGTGCAATCATCAGGTCAATGGCTTCCGCGCTCTTCTTCTTGTTCTGCAGTTCCTTGATGGTGTCCTCCAACTGGTCCGCATTGAGCTGGCCCCAGATGTCCACTCCCAGGCTGCATTTATGCGCCAGCCACATGCCGTCCTCGTGCATCTCGATGGACTTGGCGCCGAACGCCAATATGGTGGCCGCCGAAGCGTTGAAGCTGATGAACTCCACCGTCACATTGCCGTGCTCGGTCATCAAGGCGGACATGGCGACCGCTTCGGCCACATCACCGCCATAACTGGAAACCTTCAGGCGTACGGGCTGGCCTTTGGCCTTGTCAAGGAAGTATTTCAGATAGTTTTTGTTGTACCAGTAACGGTCAATCGCTCCGAATAATGTGATAACTGTCTCGTTCATAAAACTTATTTTTGCGCAAAGAAAAACGCAAAAAAAACGGTACCCAAGGACATCGGGCACCGTCAGCGGACAGATAAATGTTTGACTGAAAGAGTGTTGCGTGTCAGTAAAGGAAGCCGTACGGTTATATTTCCTCCATGTTTTCAATATAGACGGTCGGTTCATCCTGGATGCAGGTGAACGTGAATGAGGTGCCGTTCCGTTCCGACACGGAACGTCCGCTTGTCTTGTTTGTGGCGAACAGCATGAGTGCGTCCTCCTGCCCGCACCAATGGACCGCCCCGTTGCCGTCCACTGCCAGTACATACCACAAGCCACGCTCCAGCATCTCCATCAGCTGATGGTTTGCCGGGGAAAGTTTCGGAATCACCCCTTCAATGGAAACGTTCCAGCAGTCCCCCGCGTCATTCACCTCCTTGTCTTCATTATAGGAATAGGTGTCATTGGCATATACCGGTATGGAAACAATATCCTCCCGGTTGCGGAGTTCCAGATAGTTCAGACCGGCGGCATAGTCCTTACGGATTTGCACGAACGAGGCCGGAGGCACGGCAATCACCTGCAACAATCCTCCGACGTTTTCAAAATCATAATGCATTGCTTTCATAAGCCATTTTTCCCTGCTGGGAAATTGTCCCGAATTCGGACAACTTCCCCAAAATTATACGGTTAATAAAGTCTAAAATCGTGGTATTCTCCACCGTTTTCCTATATCCATGTCGGTTATACTCCCTGCGGATAGTCTCATAAGACCAGGTGTCGTCATCAAAGCCGAAGCTGTTTTGAAAGTTGCGGATGGCGGTTGAGAGTGGGATTCCGATACTGACATGGGTGTCGAGATAGAGGAAAAGCATCTGCTTGATCCGTCTTTCCACCTTGCTGCCGAACGCCACCACTTCGGTATTCGACATCGCCCATCCGTATCGGTAGAAGTCATCACGGCGTATCTCCACCGCCACGTTGGCGGTATATCGTGCCAGGTTCCGGTATCTGTTCTCGTATCGTCCGGGTTTTGCAAGCCTGGAAAGGAAGTCGTTCTGCAGCTCCTTGTCCGGGGACAGATTGACTATTTCGGTCCAGGTGTCGTCCGGGGCATTGAAATTGTACAGCAGGAATTGCTTGACATAAGGCTTGCAAGGGAGCCAGCAAACAAATCGGTCTTTCTTCGTCATTTAAAGCATTGATTTTTACACAAATATACAAAATACCGGTAATATAGCCAAGCCCTTGCACGAATATAGCGTAAAAATCGTGCGACAGTGCTTTTGTACATGGTTTGTTCTGTATATTATTGAATATCAAGTTATTATAATCGCACAAAAAGCGTACAAAACCGTACTAATTCTTTCGTTTGCGTACTTTTTGCCGTTTTTTGAAGAAAAGTACAATTCGTGCGCTATTCGTGCACGATTCG